ATCCAAGACGAGGTCCGAGCCATGCGCGCCGAAAAACTCAAGCACTACATCGTTCCCCCACCCCCCAACCCGGACGACGTCGTCGGCTACCTGCACGCGCTACGCGCCGCACCCCGCGCCGCGCTACGCGCCGCAGCCACCAGCCCGCTCTCCCTCGAATCCGGCCTGGACCCGGTCACTAAAACACGCCGAGAACACCTCCGCGCTGGAAGCCCACGCATGGTCGACCCCGCAACCACCAAACCCGACACCGACCGGCTCTCCCACACCGCACGCCAAGCCATCGCTGAAGCCCGCCGCAAATGCGCCGCCGCAAGCGCACGACTCCGCACCAACAGCGAGGAGCTTTCCGAAACCGAAAAACAGGCCCGCGAGCAAGCAGCCCGTCTGCGCACCCAACCTCGCCCGCCACGCAAAGGCGACCCGAAAACGTTGAGCGTGACCGAGATCCAAACCGTGCTGAAAGAGGCCCGCCGTGGACAGTCCTGACCTCGCCCGGCTGTTGGAGGAGGCGCTGCGGCCGGTGCCGCCGCCCATAGACCCGTACCCGCCCGGCCCCACGTCGTGGTGGACCGAGGCCCAGCAGAAAGGAGGAAAAAGTGAAACACAGGCCAGAACAACGCGGAATCACCAGACGGCGACGGTCGGTGGTCCCGCCACGAGGAAGCCGGCCGTGGCCGGCGTGGATGCGGATCACCCGCACCGGGTGGGAGTGTGCACACCCCCACCATCCCGAGGTGCCCGACAGCGTTGAAGGGCTGTCGGAACGCATGGTGGTGGGGAGCGCGCTCGCCCACCTCGATCGGTGGCATCCGGGGTGGAGGATCCGTTGCCGGCGGTGTGGGCGGCAGCAGTGGAACGACCAGGAGTCGTCGTACTGCTATGAGTGTCGTCCCCAGTGAATGAGGGGGCCCGCCCCAGGCGTAGTGGGGCGGGCCTCGCTTTCTAGTGAACCATTAGGAGGCTCAGGATGCCTACTCGTATCCAGCGTCGTCGGACCCGCGGTTGGCGCATGCCGTCAGGGGCTGTCTATGTCGGTCGGGGGAGTCGATGGGGTAACCCGTACCGGGTTGCTCGTGTTGGTGGCGGCTATGTGGTGGAGGGGCCCGGCTGGTGCTCGTCGCACGCGAGTCGGGTCGAGGCGCATCAGGTGGCGGTGGATCGGTACCGCGTGTGGGTGGTGCACCAGTCTGGGTTTGTTGACCAGGTGCGTTCCCGGTTGGCGGGTTGTGATTTGGCGTGCTGGTGTGCGCCTGGGGTGCCGTGCCATGCGGATGTGTTGTTGGTGGTCGCTAACACGGATTAGCTGAAAAAGCCCGCTAGCGTCGACGCTGGCGGGTTTTTTCTCTGCCCCTACCCATTTTCACGTGGGTTGGGGTGAAAGTCGTTTGTGGTTTGTTTCAGAGCCGTTTGGAGGGTGTTGTGGGCAGAGAGCCCGAACCCTGCGCGCCGCCGGGGGCGAGTGCACGCCCCACCCAGACCCCAGAAGCTGCTCCTCCCGTGCCGGGGTGGGCACCCGCAGTTCTCCTCGGTCGGCGTCGGCTGCGCCCACTCAAAACCATTCGCCCCCGCAAAGACCTGCTGTAATCGAACCCCCTTCTCTCACCTGTTTTGCGCCAAGGAGTTCCACGTGAAGATCATCGTGACCGGAGGGCGGGACTACCAGGACCTGGTGACGGTCCGCAAGGTGCTCTCCGAATACCACCAGGAGCCGCGCCCCATCCTCGTGCATGGTGGTGCGCGCGGCGCTGACCGGATGGCTGCCTACGTGGCGCGTGAGTTGGGCTGGCATGTGGTGGCGTATCCAGCGGACTGGCGTCGCCATGGTCGCGCTGCGGGGCCGATCCGCAACCAGGAGATGGCTGATGCGGGGGCTGACCTGTGCATCGCGTTTCCTGGCGGGCGGGGGACCGCAGACATGGTGCGGCGCGCCCGCGCTGCGGGGATTCCGGTGCGGTCGGTGACTTGACGCGCTCCCCGGCCTTTAGGCCGGGGATTCAGCCTGTGCCGCGCGTGCGGCACTTCTGTGGCTTCCTGTTTCACAGGGTCCTGCCCTCCGCTAGGCGGCGGGTCTTACGGTCCCTCCACAGGCGTTTAGCCTCTCCGCCCGCCCGGCGGCGAGGATGTTCTTGGCAGCATTAACGTCCCGGTCGTGGACCGTGCCGCACTCCTTACACGTCCACGACCGGACGTGCAAGGGCTTGGGGCCGTCCAGGGCTCCACATGCAGAGCACACCTGGGAGGTCGGAGCGAACCGGTTGATACGAGCGAACGTCCGCCCGTACATGGCTGCTTTGTACTCCAGCATCGCCACGAACTGGCTCCATCCGGCGTCGTGCACGCTCTTGGCCAGCTTCGTGCGGGCCAGGCTCTTCACGGCAAGGTTCTCCACGTACACCGCTTGGTTCTCGCGGATCAACGCGGTGGACAGCTTGTGCGTGAAGTCCCGGCGCGCGTCGGCCACCCGAGCGTGCGCCTTGGCGACCCTCAGCCTGGCCTTGACCCTGTTCTTGCTGCCCTTGGCCTTGCGGGACAGTGCCTTTTGCGCCTTGCGCAGGCGGCGTTCGGCTCGGCGGAGGAAGCGAGGGTTGCTGATCTTGCGGCCGTCCGACAGCACCGCGAAGTGCGTCAGGCCCAAATCGATGCCGACCTCGGCGGCCGACTCCGGCAACGGCTCGACGGAGACTTCTACCACGAAGCTCGCGAAGTACCGTCCGGCCGCGTCCTTGACCACGGTCACGCTGGATGGTTCGGCNGGCAGCGTCCGGGACCACTTCACCGTGACGTCGCCGATCTTCGGCAGTCGCAGCTTCCCGCCCGCCGTGATGGCGAACCTGGCGTTGCGGGTGAAGCGGATCGCCTGCCGGTTGTCCTTGCGGGTCCGGAAGCGCGGTGGGGCGACCTTCGGTCCTTTCCGCTTGCCCGTGGCCGAGGCGAAGAAGTTCCGGTAGGCGGTGTTTAGGTCCGCGAGCGCCTGCTGTAACACCACGGCGGACACCTCGCCCAGCCAGGCCCGCTCCGGGGTCTTCTTGGCCTCGGTGATGACCCGCTTGGACAGCTCACCGTCCGGGATGTACGGCAGTCCTGCCGCGTGGGCGTCCTGCCGCAGGCGCAGCCCGTCGTTGAACACCACCCGCGCGCACCCGAACGCCTTGGCGAGCGCCATGCGCTGACCCGGCGTTGGGTAGATGCGGAAGTTGTACCGGAGCTGCATTTGACTTCCTCCCCACGCCTGAAGGCGGGGATTCCCGTGGCTGAGGCGCGTTTTTCCTGGCGGGCGGGGGACCGCAGACGCGATCGGTGGCGTAGCCAGTGGAGATAGGGGAGCCTGCGGGTCCACACTCCGCAGGTTCCCCTCAACAAACTCTCCCGTACCCCGGTGCCGGGTTGGCCCGGGGCACCCCCATCATAAACCAGAGCTTAATAAAAAGTTTGTTACTTAAGCGTGGGCTATCATGCGGGTATGCCCCACACAAACGAGGGGACACCCCCACACGCACACCCCACCCGAAGCGCGGGCTACCTGACCATCGCCCGCCTGCATACGGGAACACCACTGCTCGCCGATGCGCACGCCGTCCACCGCGCCGTCTGCGCCGCTACCCACACCAGCCACGGCCGCGTACTGTGGGCACACCCCACCAGGAGAGTGCTGCTCATCCACTCGCCCACCCCACCGGACATGACCCGAATCCCCGACGTGGCCAGCCACACCATCGTGGCCCCACGCCTACCCCATGCCGGGGCGCGCGTCCGATGGGCGCTGATCGCCAACCCCGTCAAGGCCACCGGGCCGCGCGACCCAGAAACCGGCCGGTTCCTGTCCCGATCCCGCCGCCACCCACTCCCGGAGGCCGAGTGGGAGACATGGGTGCGACGCAAACTCGCCCCCGCCCTGGCTGACCTCGACGAAATCAGCAGCGAGGCCCTGCCCTCGTGGAAGGCGCGCCCGCCCGGTCGACCTCCGATCACCCATCTGCGGGTGTGCTACACGGGCACGGCCACCGTGGTAGGCGAGGATGCGCTCGCCCGACTCGTCGCCGAGGGGGTCGGCCCGGGAAAGGCTTTCGGCTGTGGCCTGCTGTTGGTGGAGCAGGCATGAGTCCGAAACGCTGCCCCGGCTGCTCCCACCCCATCCCCGCAACCGACCCGTGGTGCACGCCCTGCCATCTGCGGCTGCCCGCCCACCTGCAGCAGGAGTTAGAGCACACCCAGCGGTCGTTGAGAGCGTTGCAGGCCAGCGCACTGGCCTGGTTGGAGTCGCATCCGCACGCAACCGAACGGGAACTAGACATCATCCGCCTGGCAGCATCCGGGCTGGAAAACCAGCAGATCGCGGATGAGCTGCACGTGACGGTGCACACGGTGCGGGACCACTGGCGGCGCCTGTCGAAACGGTGGGGATGCCGGAATCGGACGCAGGTGGTGGCTCGCGCTTTCGAGCTGGGCTACCTGCGGATTGAGGAGGGCCCGGAAGCGAAGGTGGTCAAGCCGTGAGTTATCCGAATGCTGCGGTGATGGTGTGGGAACTCGCGGGTCGTCCGCGGCGGGAAACCCTCGGCGTGACAGCCACCCCGGGGGTGTGCGCGATGTGCGCCCGGCATGTTGAGGAGTCAGCACCAGCGAAGAAGTGGCTGGAGGGCAAGTCGTTTACGGACCCTGCCCATCTGCGCGCCCGGTCAGACCGGGTGTGTGAGGGGTGCGCGTGGGCGGTGACCGGTAAGGGCATGGACCAGGTGCGCATGTGGACGATCGTGGCCCGCACCGACCGTGAGCTACCAGCGTCGAATCCGAAGGCGCTGTTTGATGCTCCTCACCTGCACTTCACGTCCCGGGCGGACATGCGCGTGGTGGTCGACACCCTCGCTGATCCCCCTGAGGGAGAGTGGGTGGTCAGTGTCGCCGAGTCGGGGCAGAAACACTCCCTGCCCTACGCCGTGGTGAACCGGGGACGTGCCCGGTGGCGGGTGCGTATGGACGCTCTCGACGTCGATGCCACCCCTGAGGATTTCCGGCACGTGTTCGCCCACGTGTGCGCACTACGTGCCCGCGGGTTCTCCGCTGAAGACATCGAACATTTGCGTATGCCGATCGGCCGGATCAAAACCGGCCACGATCTGGCCGTATGGCAGCATCACGCGGAAGCGCTCGCGCCGTGGCGCTCCTCCTCGCTCATGCATCTCGCTGTTTTCCTACCGAATAAGGAGCACCTGGATGAGTACCTCAACCGCTACCCTGCGCCTGGACCTCAGCTCTCTGCCGCTGCCCCTGCAACAGGCGGTGCGGTTCCAGTCGGCGATGCTCGACAGCGCGGACGTGGACCTGATCGGCACATCCAACTGGTGGGACCGGGCGCAGACCGCGTTGGAGACGGGAGCGGCNACGGGGACACGCTTTTCTGAGGTTGTCTCCGCCACCGCCCGCAAACTCCAGATCACCTGGGCGCTGTCTCGGGAGACAGCGGAAGAGGTCACCCGGCTCACCGAAGAACTCTCCGACCCTGCAGCGTTCGCCGAGTGGCGTGAGCTGTGCCAGCGCGACGCCGTGTACGTCACCGCGCTCACCCGCATCCACCGGCAGGCCCGCCGGCAGGCAGCCCGGTGAAACGAGAACTCCTCCTCGCCGCCGCCGCGTTCGCATTCCTCGCCTCCATGCTCGCCCTCGCCGCCGCCGCACTGATCTCCCTCACAGAGGCCGTCGTGGACCTCGCGCATGCCCGTGGCCTGGCCTACACTGCCGCCGCGCTCAGCGTGATCGCAGGCGGGATGGCGGTCTCCTACGGGGTCGACCGCGCCCCCTGGCCGTGGGCGCGCACCGCGAGGACTGTGCTGGACGTGCTGTTCGTGGCCGCCGGAAGCCTCGGCGTCGTGGTCATCGCAGCCCGGGAGGGCCTGAACGGTTTCGTCGTCCTGGCTGGCCTGTGCATGCTGGTGGTCATTGCCATCAAGGCGGTCCAGTGGCGGGATGCCCTCCGCGAGCGCGCCGCCCAGAGAACCGGGCCGGGCGAGAGGAGCGAGCCGTGATCCCGCGCCGATACCGCCAAGCGCCGCGCATCGTCGAGGCGATGCAACTTTCGAACTGACCTACAAACTCATCGAGGAGACCCAGTGACCATCATCGTCGAATCCAACCCGTTCGAGTCCCTGGCCGCGCTGCCGGACGTGCACATCCCACTCACCCTGACCGTGCTCTCGCCGATCTCGCACGGCGCCGGAACGTCTGGCAACACCCAGCTGTTGCGGACCCGTGAGGTGGTCGGCCCGGACGGTTCCCGCGCGAGCGTGCCCTACGTGTCCGGGAACTCGCTGCGGCACACGCTGCGCGCCGCGCTGGCCTGGCACCTCGTGCGTACCCTGGAAGTCGAGGACGGGTCGCTGGCGAAGCGCACCGTCGACCTCCTGTGGTCCGGCGGCGCGCTGACCACCACCGGTAACCAGGCTGATTTGGACATGATCCGCCGCGTGCACCAGCTGATCCCCGGCCTGGGCCTGCTCGGCTACTCCGCCAAGAGCGATATCACCGCGGGCACGCTGTGGGTCGACGACGTCGAACTCGTCTGCGCCGAGAACGCGCACCGCCTGCCGCCGCGTCTCGCTGACCACCCCCACGCTTCGATGCCCAACGGTGCGTTCCGCAGCGAGGTGTTCGGCACCCGGCATGACGTTCTCGGCACCCCTGTCGACCGTTTCATCAAGACGGCTGACGAGCTGGTTGGGGGGATGGAGAGCGTGCAGATGATCCATGACATGCAGGTCATCAAACCCGGCGCGACCCTCTACACGGGCCTGCACCTGTTCGTGCCCACGTTCGGGCACCTCGCCGCGTTCGCCACCGCCGTCACCGAGGCCATGCCCACTGTTGACGGCCGCCCTGTCCTCAACCTCGGCGGCAAACGCGCCACGGGCTATGGGC